GTTAAATTGATTAATTATTGGCATTTTTGCAACTTTACCAAGTACTGCAAAATTATTCCCAGCGGAATTTCTTGTTATTTGATACTCTGTATTATCCGTTATTTTGTAAACAGTGTACGGATCGCTTTCTCTGATTTGGTTCGTAAGTGAAATTGGTAGTCTTACAGTCGCATTTGCCATCTTACGCCATCCTCGCTCTCACCTGGCGGCTCTGGTACCACTTCAGAAGCTCTTCAAGTTCTTCGATACCGTTGACCGTGATGTTGTAGGTGTTCGTGCTCGCACCCGCCGCTGCGGCTGGTGCCGTCGCTGCCGCGAAGGCCGGGCCGAGGTTGAAGCTGCTCCGGATCTGATCACTGATCAGGTGCTCATTGTCCCGGATTCCCTTGGCAAAGAGTTCCATCATGTCCGGCGCGTAGGTGTGGAAGTCGCTGAGAGGTCCTTCCTTCGGCTCGGAGAATCCGAGCATGTTCTTGATGCCCTGGCCGATGCTCCGGACCGTTCCCATGAGGCCGCTCATCTTCGACGTGATGCCGCCGACAAAGTTCTGAATCAGATCCGCACCCCACTGCTTTGCCTGCTGTACCTTCTCCATGATCGCGTCCTTGATCTTTCCCACGACATTGCCGATGGCCTTCACGACGTCGCCGATGCCCTGCAGCAGGCCCTTCGCCAGTTCCACGACCAGCTTTGTCCCGCTCTCCAGCAGCTGCGGCAGGAACTTCAGGATCGCCTCGAGCAGGTTTCCGATGATCGTCGGCACCTTCTCGATCAGCGTCGGCAGCGCCTTGATGAGGCCTTCCGCCACCGCTCCGATGATCTGGAACGCCGCGTCGATGAGCTTCATCAGCGTGTCCGGCTCCGTGAGCTTCTCCACGATGGTCAGCGTCACCTCCACCACCGCCGGGATCAGTTCCGGCAGCGCGTCGATGATGCCGTCAATCAGCGCGAAGAGGATCTCCGTGCCCGCCTCAATGATCTTCGGCAGGTTCTGAATCAGGTGCTTCGCAAGCTCCGTGATGATCGGGATCGCCGTCTCCGCCAGCTTCGGCAGGTTGTCAATCAGCGCCGTCGCCAGCGACTCGACGATGCCGAGTCCGATTTCCATAAATCTCGGCAGCTGTTCCGTCAGGCTCCCGAGCAGGTTGTCAATCCCCTGAGATATAAGACCAAGCCCGGCCTCATTGTTGCCGGTGAACAGCTCCGCGAGGCCGTCCATCGTCGTCTTGATTCCGGGCAGAAATTCTGATGTTAATCCTCTGGACAGTCCCTGGAACGCCGTCTGCATGTCCTGCAGGCTGTCCTGATATGCCGCGGCCGCCTTGACCGCTTCGTCTGACATGACGCCGCCGAGCTCGTGCACCCGGTCGCGCATGGCCTGTGTGTCCTCTGCCGAGGTGTTCAGCAGGGCGCCGAGTTCCGTCGCGCCTCTTCCGAGCAGCTGCCCGGCCACATAGGTGCGCTGCGTCCCGTCTTCCATGTTCTGCAGGCCTGCGATGGTCCGCTCAAAGAGTTCCTGCTGATTGAGCGTCGCAAGGTCCTCTTCGGTGATCCCCAGCAGCGCGAAGGCGTCGTTTCCGCTCTCGGCCGCGTTGGCCAGCGTCTTCATGCTCGCCTTCATGGTCTCCATGCTGGTACCCGAGTGCTGCATCACGGCGTCCCATTCCTGATACGCCTCCGCCGTCATGCCCATCTTCTGCGACATCTTGTCGATGTTGTCGCCGTACTGTGCGGTTGCCGACGCGCTCTTGACCACGGCCGTTCCCATCGCCACGGTTGCGCCCGTTACCGCCGTCACCGCCGTGACCGCGCCCTTGGCCGCGCCCCCGAAGGCCGCCGACCATGTTTTGCCGCCCTTTTCTCCCGCGCCGCTCAGTTCCCCGTCAAGCGCCGACGTGAGGTTGCTCCCCATGTCCTTGGTTGTCGGGACGATCTGTACATACGCTTTTGCAATTTCTGACATCAGATAAACCCTCCTCTTCTGAGGATCTCGTTTCGTGCGGCCTCGAAGTCTTCGCCGCTCTCATATACCATGTAGTTCCGCTCCGGTTCCTTCCGTTCCGTCCCCGTGAGCGCCTCATACATCGACGGCGGCGGATTCTTCCCATTCACGCCGTCTTCCGTCTGCCGCCAGGCGATCACCCGCACGACGTCCAGGATGAGCGCGAGAATCAGCACATTGTCCGGATACTTCTGTCCGGTGATTCTGCGCTTCGATCTGGATTCCGCCGGCAGACCGTCCGCAAGCGCTGCCTGTGTTGCCACCGGCAGCGCTTCCCAGTCGAACAGATGATAGTATTCCGCAAAGTCGCAGATCATGCTGTCCCTGTCCTGCCGGAAGACGGACAGCAGGATTATTTTTTTTTATCAGTCAGCTGCCCCAGCAGTTCCTGAATCTGTTCTCCCGTGGCCTTGACCCGCACCTTCCCGCTCTCGTCCCGGATGCAGTCGTAGAAGTCCTTTTTCTGCTCCGGTGTCAGCAGGATGTCGCAGATTCTCGTCAGACCGATCGGGTTTTTCCTCGTGTCCATCAGTTCCAGCGCGTCGAGGAACTCCATGTCGTCCGCCGCGTTCTCGTCGATGTCCGCCTCAAAGCCGCAGCTCAGTTTCACATGTGTCATGATCTGTTCCTCCGCCCGTCATCAGGATCCGCTCGAGGCGGCCTTGATGTACTCGTAGTGGTACTTGCCGTTTGCGTCGCTGGTTGCCTTGATCGTGACCGGATAGCCGACGGGGTCCGTGTCGTTGTATACGACATCGCCGATCTCGGTGATGACGCCCTTGGGAATGACGGTGCGCTTCAGGGCGCCGCCCTTGAGGATCATGTCAACGACCCAGCACCGCGCCTCATGCGCTTCAGTGCCGGATGCGATGCTGATGCCTGCTGCGAGCGTTCCGGTCACGTTGGTCGCGCCGTAGATCTCCTTCAGGACGTTGATGTTCATCATCTCGATAAAGGTCAGCTTCCAGGTCTCGGACTTGTCATCCTCCGTGACCAGAACGGTGTCCCCGCCCCAGGCCTTGACCTCTTCGGAGTTGACTTCCTGGCTCTGCGTCACGCCGTCCTCGGAGACATAGCCCATGCCCGCAAAGCCTGCCGGCAGCGCCGTCACGGCGTCCGTCGGAGGCGTCAGCGACGTCGCGCCCACAAAGACCGCGCCGCCGACTTTCGGTTTACCGGTGGATACATAGGCTTCATTGTTGGTTTCGCCTGCCATATTGGTTTTCCCCCTTTATGCAAAATAAACCAAGTCGATGACGGTCTGATACCGGTAACGCTTGGTTCTGGTGTCCGTGAAGTTGTAGGTTGAATTCACTTCACAGCTGATAATGGATGTTTCCTTGTACTGCAGCTCCCGCGCAATGTCGAGAACCTGCTCATTAAGTGCCGCCGCGTCCAGCATCGTCGGGCCGTAGCTCTGCACGGCCACGGTCGCGGTCCGCATCTCTGCGCCCCGCTCGCCGCCTCCGGTCCGCTCCAGGACGAAATAACGCTCCGGCTTGTCCTCCGGCTGCTCCATGTAGGCCGGGCAGCCTGTGGCCTCTTCCATGGTCCTGAGAAGGATCGGTTCAAGCATCATCCGCCCACCGCCTTCAGCAGCGTGTTGTTGTCCAGATTGTCTTTCATGGCTTCCTCCGTCTCCGTGTAGACCGACGCGATCACGCGGGTCCCGGCCTGATAGACGTCCGTCGCGTATCCGTCGCCTGCTTTCGCCGCCACCTGGTCCGCGACTTCCTTCACCGCGTCCGCGATTTCCTGCGAGTGCAGCAGCTCACCGACGCCGGCATAGTTGAGTTCAATCCGGTAGTTACTCAATCCGCTGCACCCGCACTTTCATGTTCCAGCTCAGAGGGATCAGCGCCTCTATGCCCTTCGTCGGCTTCCCGACGATGCGGAAGCGCTCGCCGAAGAAGTCCACCCGGCACCCGGTTTCCCAGGCGTGCGTGTCTCCCTTCGGGATTGCGAGGGTGTAGTCCGCTTCCCGGCTCGTAAGGTCCGTCGCGTCCAGCAGCTCCGACCCGGTCTCGCCCGCCGGCGTAACCAGGACGTTTTTCACCGTCACCGGCGTCTCGTCGTACCGCGGCCGGTTGAAGGCGTCCACGCCGTTTTCCGTCCGCTCCCAGAGCGTCACCGTGATTCCCCGCAGCATCAGTCCATCTCCTCGAAGCAGCCTTCCGGCACCAGATCCTCCACCGGACTCCGGCTTCCGATCGTGTTTCCCTTCTTGAGCATCTGCTTTTCCATCTTCGCGAGGTACAGTTCTCCGCTGCTGCCCGTCGTCGGGTAGCTCCACGTCTGGCTGTAGCCAAGCGCCGACTGCGTGCCCTGGTTGGCGCCCACCGGTACGCCTGTGTCTTCCCCGTCGCCCAGGACCCGCAGCACCATTCGGCAGGAGACGATTTTCTTCGCGTCCGCCTGTGCCCCCGGCGCGTACAGATCGATGATCACCGCCGCGTCCTGCAGCAGTTTCTTTGCGAGGTTCAGTTCGTCGTTGCTCAGCTTCCGCAGGGTCCGGTTCTGGACGTCGTTCACGGTCGCATAGCTCGTCGCCATCTTGATCACTCCCCGGCGTTGTCCGCCTTGTCTTCCTCAGCCGCCTTTGCCGCTGATTTCTTCCGGCTCTTTCTGGCCGGTTTTGTCGCTTCCGGCTCCGGATGTTCCTCAGCGGCGGGCACATGGCCCGCCGCTTTGTACTCTTCCACGCGTGTCTCATCGACCCACATGTCTCCACCGGTCAGCTGGTTTATGAACCGGACCATGCCGGATCAGGTCGTCGGAACTGCGCCGGTCAGCAGGTTGAACGCGTCGGCGACGCAGCGGAAGCCGACCTCGATCTCCGCACGGACGGCTACCATG